ATCTTCCACTATATACACCTGCCCTTAACTATTAATAAATACTACCTGAAACTGACCACGATTCAAAGATGGAACTCCATTGTATTCTGCGTACCATTCATAAAATAAGTTCGTATTAACATATTGTGATGGAATAGTGTAATCATAGAAGTAATTTCCTTGACTCAAATTATTCACTGTTAAATCTACACTGTAAGTATTAACCAATGTATATTTTTGGTCATATATCTTAACATTAATTAATGTAGGAGTAGCCAATGCTCCAGAAAAATCTTTGAATGTGCATAGTAACCTTATTGTATCTCCTGCTATGTAACTAGCCATAATCAAACCGCCTTCCTATTTTGTATCGCTAACAATTGTTAGTCTAGTCTTATTATCTAAAGTAACCTGTCTATTTTTCTCAGAAATAGTTTTTACACTTTCAGTGCTACTAATAGCTATATTCCTTGTACTAATATCTGTCTTTTCATTCCTTGATTCCTCACTCATTTTAAGTTTGAATAACGAATGATAAGTTGATGTTATGACACTTATATGAGCAGTAGCTATATTTGAAAAATTGCCTACTTCATCTTGTAATTGTGCAAATATAGTTGACACACCAACAGGAAATCCACTTAAAACAATATTTCCTGTGAAAGTATTAGTTCCATTAAATGAAAAAGTCACGTCATGTCTATCACCTTTACTATCAACTATATATATATTTTGAAAACTTGACAAAGTTTCATTTCCAACAATAGTTATTATATTATTGCTTTCCCTACTTGTATAGCTAGGAGCGTATATCTGTATAATAGGGTTTGTTGTATCTAATGTTAATGTAAAATAGCTAGACATGATAACATTCCTTTCCCTTAAATTCTAAATAAGGGAGTCTCTATTATAAGACCCCCTCTATTTTATACAGACCAATTTCCTAGCATATCTAGAACAAATACCTTGATGATTTTTGCTCCATCTCCTGCGCTTGCAGAAGCAAGGTCAGAACCGTAAATCTTACAGTTAATAACTGAACCACTTGTGTAGTTCCCTGCAGTACCGCTCATATTTGTTGAGCCACCTGCTACTGGAATTTGAACTCCTGTTGTATGGTCTGCACCAGTAGATGAAACAACTTTAACCAAATATTGTGAGAAATTGACATTAGATTGAAAACTAAATGAAGATATATTTTTGCCTGTTTGATTTGAAATTTTAGATACATCAGGACCAGTAATGGTTACTGTTGGTAAGGCAGTATCCAAGTTAATAGTTGCAGATACTTGTGCTGATGGATTATATACATCATCTCTAATTACTAAATATACATTTTTAACACCATCACCAGTAGATAACTTTACTTGCTGTGTAGTAGCATATGTAATCCACTGCGAACTTGCTTGAATAACTTGTGTAGACCCACCTGAAACTACTCCGCCTGATATAGCCCAAGCTAAGTCTAGGTCTCCCCAAAGTTGCATCTGATAGTTTGTAGTTGTACCATCTGTAGTTCCGATTGTAGCATTAATTAATTGCTGATTAGTATACTGTGCTCCTCCTGCTAATGCTATGCTAGGACTAGCAGGACCAGTAGTATCATAGGTTAGCGTAAAATAATTAGCCATTTAAATTCACTCTCCATAATTTATAATAATAATTTGTGGAGGTTAGCTAATCTGATATTCTTGGATGTTACTGTGTATAGTTCATGTATGTTACAATGTGTCTCAGACTAATTCACCGAGCCTGCTCTCAATAATTTCCATTTTCTTTCCTGTTACCTCTTGTTCTCTAGCTACACTATGAAGTAGCTTTAACTTAGAAACGTCTTTTGTTTCTAACACTTCTTTTTCTAGAGTTTTCCAATGCTTACCTAGTAAATCAATAGCATCCATTTTACTGAATCCTACCTCAACAGATTTGCCTGATGTATCAATTGATTCTACATTAATAGCTTTATCTTCTTGTGGTTTATAAACAACATGTTCTCTTCCATTTGCAGTCATAATTGTTTCAGTGTGTTTTTCGATAATTGATTTTTTAGGCGCATCTTCTAGTGGAATAAAATCAATTTGACCTCTAGCATGAAAAATGTTTAAATCGTTCAATATATGTTCAGGTAGTCTATTTGTTTCTATGTCAATTTCTTCTCCATGAGGAAGAGAGAATGCATGTGATACAATACGACTTCCTCCATGATTAACAATCTTAACCTTCTTTAGTTCTTTAATATCCATTATTTTTCACCTTTTACCTTTCCTTAAAATAGAATACCCACCCCCCTATCAGGAGGGGTAGTGGGCTTGTTATCTGATTTGTTATACTATATTTATATTATATCCAATTAGCTAATGTTAGCGTATGGAACTCCACTTAAGCTAACATATAGGATAGCTTTAGGGTCGATTACTGCGAAACCTACTTCTTCAAATGCGATGATTCCTGCACGAAGTCTACGAATAGTAGTTGGGTCATCCCAAGTAGTCATGCGTTGACGAACAGGCATTACTCCAAGACGAGTAGTATCAAAAAGATATACTTCACTGTCAGATAGAGTACGAAGTTCACGAATTTCTACATTAAATACTGAACCTAGACCGCCTGCTTGGAAGATTTCTCTTTGAGTTAAGAAGTCAACCTGAGTAGTAGTCCATCCACGGATATCAGAAGCACGGCGAGGAGAACAGTAGATAACTGTTGGATTATAGCCAGTTACTTGCTTCATTTCAGTGATTAGATGGTTGAATACATTCTTTGATAAGAAAGTATCAGTAACAGAGATAGTATTGTTAGCATTAACAGCACCACGAATAGTATTCCATCCTGCTGTTTCTTCTGCACGAACAAAAGACTCAGCTAACTTTTCTAATGCTCTTTCTACGATATTGAAACGACCATCACGAATGAAAGTTAGTTTCCACTCAACAGAGTTAGAAATTTCAAAAGTTGGAACTAGCAATGTATCACCAGTTACTAGGTTCTGAGGAACTGCACCTAAGCGTGGCATTACAGTTGCAACTTCAAGGTCATTTAAGTCTACTGGATACTCAGCAAGAGCACCTGCAGGAAGTTCGTCAACCATGTAGATATCACGAACAGATGTTTGTGGAGCAATTGTTTTTAATACTGGAATGCTTAAACTCGCCGCAAATGCAGAACGCATAGCTTCGTTGTCAGCAGTCGCTTTAAAATCTTCAATGAATTTGTTAAGTTCTGCCCCTGCTAATGCTACATTATCTTTATAGTTACGAGCAAGAGAAATTGAATATTCATTCTTCATTATTTTTTACCCTCCATTTATAGTTTAGTTATCTTATATTTCGCTCAATAGACGAATACGAATCTTAGTTCCTGCTGTACCTGCTTGTTCAGAAATAGCAACTGGACCAGTGAAGTTTCCGCTTGTAGGAGCAGTAGCAGTGAATTGACCATTTGCACCAACATATAGATAGCCACCTACAGTAATAGCACTTGCAGTGTTGTCAGTCATATAAAGACCACTATCAAAGTATACCCCTACTTTTTCACCATAGAATGCTAGGTGAGTAATAGAATCCAACTTGAAGTTGTTAACTCTACGGTCACGAACATCTTGTGCTAGTACTCCGTATGGCTTGTCGCCTGGATTACAAGCTACAACATTTCCAGAAGTTCCTAGCTTAACAAGTGTACCTGCATTAGTATCTTGAGTAGGAGCAGTTAAAAATACATCTACTTTACCTTCGTTTACCATTTTAAACATTATCTATTTTCCTCCTTAAGTTTATTAGTCAACTAAATGACCAAATGGTTTAATTAATTTTGGTACTTCTGTTTCTACATTTAAACCTGCAGAAGCTACATCAATATCTTCAACAGTAACTTCTTCAACTACAATACCTGCTTCTGCCTTTTCAACTTTTACTCCTGCAATTTCGCAAAGGAATGCTTTGTAGTCTTCGTAGTCAGAGTTATTCATAGCAGATACCTTTTCAACTTCTTTAACTTTTCTAGCTTCTGAGAACTCAATCCCAATTTCAGCTAATTCAGCCATGCGTTGAGAAGCTAATGCTTTTTTCTTACCTGCTTCAACTTTCTCCATAAGAGCATCAAATTTAGCTTCCATGTTAGCTAATGCAGATTCTAATTCAGCAATGCGCTTATCTGCTTTAGATTTTTTCTTAGCAGGGAATTTATCATGGTCAGTATCGCCTTCTGGAGTAGTGTCGTCATCCCCATCATTATCAGGGTCTTTCTTAGACGCATCAGAAGAATCTTCCATATTGTCATCAGCTAGAACTGGGTCTTCACCATCATGATTATCTAAGTGGTCACTAGGAAGTTTGTTATCAGCTTTGCTATCTAATTCAGGATTTTCGCCTTTCTTGTTTTCAGCCAATTCAGGCTCCATGTCATCATGGTTTTCTAAGTGGTCTTTTGGTAAATCTTTAGCCATTTTCTTGTCATCCTCCTTATATGGGTTATAGTCGTCAACCATATCATTCAAGTCATCATTGGGGTCAGTCAAATCATCTTCAACTGTCTCGTTATTGGTTAATGCCTTTGACTTCTTGCCTTCCATTTCGTTTCTATCATCTAAATGGTCAGCATCCTCTTTTGATATATCTTGGTCAACATCAGCTTGGTCTTGGTTTACAAAATCATCATAGTTGATTAAGTCTAAATCGTAAGAGTCATCATCTGCTTTTCCTTTGTAATAGTCTCTTTCTATCACTCTTATATCACCTACCAGTTGGTTTAATACTTGCCTTACCTCTAGAATAACTTGGTCTTTGGTTGCTACCTTGTTTTTATTAAATTTGCTTACAATAGATGATTTAGCATTATCAAATGCCTTCACATATTTAGCAATTGTTACTGCACTAAAAGTATCTTTTGTCATAACCTTGTCTGCAAAGTCATTGGTTGGGTGTAAATCTGCTATAGCCAATTCCGTTTCTTCTGCTTCGATTTTCTTTTTAGCAACAGATAGGAATACAGCATCTTTATCAGCAGGGTTAGCTACAACACCAACTCCACCAAAAATAACATCTGAGAATACCCTGCAAACTTTCTTCCCCATGTAAGCCCTACCAACATAATCAGTAAGCCCTAGGGAATCTGCTTGTTCTTGTGTGTATAGTTGGTCTCCATATTGATAATTAGCATCTCTGTAGAAGCATTCCATTGATAGCCTTAGTCCACCATCTTCTGATTTTTCCTTGATTTTTTCTGCTAAATCAGGATAGTGAAACTTCCATATAGCACCAATGGCTTCAATATATCCTACTCCTTCATCAGTTTCAGAATATTGACTATCTAAGATTGTACCAATAAAAGGTTGACCGTGTTCCCAATCAATAGGCTTGAATCTAGGAGTGTATTGTGCTCTTTGTAGAACATCTTTTGTAAAAGTGTCACCATTTGCATTCACACCTTCATGACACATGATAAACTTAGCATACATCAAGTCGGGGTCTAATTGGATATCTTCCCTATTGGCTAATCCTGCAAACGATTTCTTTACTTCTTCAAATTGTACTTCCTGAATAGATTCAACTTGCATTTCAAATTTTTTAGCATTTGCCATTTCCATGTACTTATATCACCACCTTAGTTAAAGTCTAAGTCACAACGACAATTTGGGTGTGGTCTTGGTGGAACATCATTTATGTTAAATGTCTGACCATGTAGACCAGTACATGTTGAGCAAGTCCTGTCATCAATGTGCGCTACCCAAGTTGCATTACTCATTCCCATAGAGATATTACCTTGGATTTTAGCTTGTCTATATGTATCTTGTGCAACTGATTGAGACATTGTTGAAACTCTATACATATTGCTTAGGAATGCCTTATTTACAGCTACTTTAATATCCAGACCACTATCTATGTTTTGAATAATGTTGTCTTTAATATCATATGCTAGTTTATGAACATAGCTATCATTCCACTCTTTTAGGGAGCGTTTTACTTCACTAGCTTTATTGTTATCAAATTCATCTGTGAGACTAGCAATTTCGCTGTCATAGATATCATCAATGTATCTATCACTAGTAGAACTCATTGATGCAAATAAACCTATTAAAGCACCAACTAGAAAAGAATCTAATGCAGATGGCTCTTTTTGTTTATGTTGTTCTATCAAATTTGCTACTTTATTCTTTATAGAATTATAAGAATCTGCTAACTCAGTCTCATAATCTTCCTGAATCTTTTTATAATATGCCATTGCAAAGTAGGCTTGTGACTTAGGAGGATTTCCTTTGTTTTTTTCTGTTACAGGTGCTCTTTGTTTCATTTGTTTTTGCGGTGCGCCACTTTTAGGCTTACCATTATTAGGTGCTGAATTTCCGCCTTGGAATGGTTGCTCAGGTGGCAAGAACAATGAACTGTTCTTTTTGTTACGCTTTTTAGTTTCAATGATAGATTCATAATCGTGACCTGTTTCACTAAGAACATCTTCTTCATCAAGAAGTCCTCTGTCATACATAGGCAATAATACTGTTGATACATATGTATCTTCACGAAGATTCATCTTATTAAATATTGGATGAGGATATACAGGGAAATTATTTTCTTCTGCAATTCTTCTATACTCTGACTCCAACCATTGAAGAACCTTATATCTAGTATTATCTAATCTTTCTATCAATGATAATGTAGCTACCCAACCATTAGATAGACTCGTATGGTCTTTTCCTCCACCATCAAGTAGTGCTCTATTGATACCTAGTCCTGCTAGAATATCGTCATTCACTTGGACATACTTCTCTTGTGCTAATGCTTCTAGTCCTTCTGGTTTGTGAAATTTAACTTCTAATGTGTGATTCCAAAAAACTGTATATGCTTTATTAGGTGTGTTAAATAACTCTGCAATTGCATGTAAATCTTCATCACCTGCAGGGTATTCATCATTACCAACAGTTACAGTAACTAATTGATTTACCATACCTTCTACCATAGACATATCCATTAATCTTAGTTTTTGCTTGAATAGAACTGGTTCAAAAACTCTTTCTAAGAAAGGATTTGCATATCTTTCGTATGGTTGTTTCTTTCTAGTAATTCTAGAAAAGAACTTAGGGTCTAAAGGTATCTTTCCTGTTTGTGGGTCTATATTTTTATTAATCTCAGGTACACCATTCATATAGTTCATATTATCTGCATTAAGTGAATTTACTGAACTATTACCTATTGACAGGTACGCTCTTTCTTGGTTAAATAGTAGAGGACCTTCAATATAAACATTCATAGGATTTAGAATAGTATATCCTGCAGGAAACTTATATAGTTCCTTTTTAATAACTTCATTTTTTATATTTTTTTGTTGCTTACCTATTTTACAACTCTTGTTGCTACGATAAATAGATACATTGCCTGACCTCCAATATTCAAAGAATATCTGTTCAATCAGTTCAGGTAGCTTAATTTCATCTGCCCATCTATCATATATCTTCTTAATATCGTTATCTTCGCATTCATTAACGAAGCCACTTGAACTAAAATCTACCATCATATCAATAACAGAAGCAACTAGTGGTTCATGTAGATACAACTCAATTGATAATTCTATTTTTCTATGAGGGTCAATAGGAGTTTCTAACGCATATGTATAAGGTTTGTAATTAGAGTTATAATCTCTTGTATACCAATCATTACCATTTGGCATATAACGGTTTGAAACATATGCCTTACTACCTTTATAGCTAGGACTGTTTTTTTCAAATTCATAGTTAACATTATTACTGTCTAATAAATCCATATATTTACTAAGGTGTGCAGGGTCAACTTTGAATGTTACTTGTTTTCTACCATTACCTAAATCAGCTTTGCTTACAATACCTAATTCCATATCTTTTTCTTCGCTCATTAGTGGTTCAACTCCTTTCTAATAATATAGTTAAGAATCCACTATAAAAATTTTGCAAACTTAATAACTACCATTACCATTTAGATAAGATGTTCTTGTAAATCCTCTAGCTAGTTTCTTTACAGGAGGACCTCCCCAATCTTTCTGTAGCTCTCTTGCACCTTGACAAGCTAGTAAGAAAGCAGAATATCTGTCTTTTTTCATCTTTTGCTTAGGAGTGTCAAAGTGTAAAAATCCTGACTTCATAGGTGTTGGAACGATTGTCATAGTCTCGCTTACCATTTTTTCTATCTCATCGAATATATCTCTAAATACCATACCCTCATCTTCTTCCGTTTGTGGCTGAGATGGCATAATAACTCTGTTCTTCTCAAGGTCTGCTCTTAAATCATAGTTCATTGTATTTATGGACTGAGCACTAAATACTTGCATTTTGAGTATACGCTCACCTGTTAGATATTGTTGGTCTTCATCCTCCATATCAATTATAGCAGGGTCACTTCTCCATCTACCTTCTTCTGAGTCAAACCAAGCAAATTCTTCTGCAAGTAAGTCTTTAATGGTTAATCCACCACCACCATTATCCATATGTATTCTGGAAATTTTACCACCATTTTTGCTGTACTGTCTATATGCATATCTAATAAATTCGTGCATTTCAGGGAATGTTTTACGATTCAATGAATAACATGCTACTATTTTATTTGGATTTCCTAACTTTAAAACAACTAAAGCAAAATTATCACCAGTACGAGCAGGGTCAATTCCTAGTACATATTCTGAACCCCTACTACCTTCAAACTCAATTTCAACAGATGGCTTTCTAGCACCAAACATTAATTTTGCAGGGAAGAATCCATCAGACTCAGCAGGAAACAAACATTCATACTCCATCTGAAATTGAAGTTCTGATAGCTGTTGTCTAGCTTCTTTAATAATGGCTTCATCCATCCAACCTTTAGGCATATCATAAACAGAGAATACATGTAGCCCGTAGTTAGCATCAAAGTCAGGACTTTTAACATCTGACCTTTCTTTGTAAGATAAGTACTTGTCATATAGGTGATTAAACTGATAATAAGCAGAACTAGCCATTACTAAATGGTTCTTACGACCTGTTGTATCAAAAGGGTCTTGCTTAACGTTCATCATAGGCAAGATAACCAAGTTGATAATGTCAGAAGGAATTTGCGCTACCTCATCCATAACTAGAGTGTTAGCACGAGCACCACGAATTTTGTTACCATCACCTAAAGGGTAACATATAATTTTTGAACCATTTTCTAACCACATCTCACATGCGTTCGGACCTTTAGTTGGTGCTTTTTCCGTTGCTTGTCTAAGTAATGGTGATTCTTCATAAAATTTTATTATTTCATCAAATGTAAACTGTGCTTGTCGATATGAAGACGATGCAACTACACATTTTTCACGAGGAAATAACATTGCCTTTAGTACACAATATAGTCCAAGTAAGAATGTCTTACCACCACCACGAGTAAGTATTAATAGGTTAAACTGGTGATTCCATAACCCTCTTAATATTAATCTTTGGTGAACTGCTAACCTTAATGGCTTATCATTCCTAACTAGTAATCTACTACCTGCAACATCAGGATTATCCATAAATATTTTCATCATACCTCTATGGTCATCACTAAATTGACTACTACCTGCTATATGTGTTAAATTTTGATTTTCATTCTTCTCTGTCATCTTCCACCACTTCTTCATCATTGATTACATATCTATCATTAATATCAGAAGTTTTCTTATCTATAAGGAATTGTTCTTCTTCCTCTCTAAGTCTCCTAAGTTCATCGTCTACATTACCTTGCATCATTTCCCTAGCGAACTGTTGTGCTATTGTAGCAATATTTAGACTAGCAACTTTCTCATCCTGTTTTAGTCTTTGCTTTCTTAATGCACCCAAATCCTCTAACGCTGTGCGAAGTCGTCTAGTGCAATCATTAACAGCCCTATCTAAGTCCTCTGTTGGGTGTTCAGCTTGATATTTCTGTAATCTGTAGTATTTAACTTCTTCCATTAATGCGGTATGTAAAATAATTTCATCAGCAGATTCGTTAATGTCATAATCTCTTTCATATACTGACCTACGAGCATTATATAATTCTAACTCATCTTCATTGAGAATCTTATGAACATACCCTCCATGTTTCCGCATGTCTCCATTGTCACCAGTGTTCCTACCAACTTGTAAGTTTGCCAATGCCTTTTTCTTCCCTTCCACCGTCTTCGGTCCTGTTAAATTCTTAGCTTTATATGCCACTTTCTCATCACTAGTAAAAATTGGTGTCTTCTTCCATTCTTTATTTGCGATACTATCTTTTTCTTCATCGTTTAATTTTCTTCTTGCCATTGTTATCACATCCTTTAAAAAAGATGGCTATTTAGAAAGGGGAAAATAGTCTCTAAATAGCCAAAGAATAAGGGGATGAAAAGGGGAATATAATGGATATTACTTGAAGCATTACTAATGCTTACTTTTTTTAGACTAAATATGCTATTTTTGGCAATCTACCCTTGACATTATAGGAGCAAACTGGTATTATGGGAACAAGAAAACATTGGAGGTAGATATTATGGAACAATATCTTGTGTATTTTTTAGACTATATTAAGACTGAAAAAAACTTGTCCGACAACACCATGATTAGTTATAAAAAAGACATTGAGCAATATTTTGAGTTATGTACCATAACAGAATTAGAACAACTGAATAAATATACAATAAGAGAATTTTTGTCGAAAATTAGCAACTTAGCACCAACATCTAGGAGAAGAAAACTTTCTGCTATAAGAAGCTTTATGAGTTTTCTTTCTAAGGAAGACTTCATTGAAAAGAACGAAGCATTGGATGTAGATAATGCTAAGATTGATAGAAAAGTACCTAGAGTTATGAATGTAGATGAAACTACAAAAATTATAGAATCCGCAGATGGCATACAAGACAGAGCAATAATGGAAACGCTATACGGTATAGGTTGTCGTGTATCTGAACTTGTTAACATGAAAATATCAGATATTGATTTCGATAGTAGACGAGTTAGATTGTTTGGAAAAGGAAACAAAGAGAGGATTGTCCCAATAAATAATTCGTCACTAAAAGCTATAAATGCGCTATTAGAATCAAGAAATTTCCATAGTGATTATGTATTTGCTAGTACTGTTCTAATTAACAAACCAATGACAACTAGGAATGTAAGGAGAATTGTTCATAAATATGGTGGTAAAGAAGTTCACCCGCATATGTTTAGACATAGCTATGCTACTCACTTGTTATCTAATGATGCTAGTATTAGACATATACAAGAATTACTAGGTCATTCTGACATAAGCACAACTCAAATATATACTTCTGTTGCTAATGAAGAAATGACTAGAACATATCGTCATTCTCATCCACGGGGTTAAAGGACTCTCTGAGTTTCTTTACCCCTCTTTTTGTTGCTCTAGAAACATTAGCTTGGTTTATTTGTAGTTCGTATGCTATTTCATCCTGTGTCATATCTGACATGTAATACATATGTATTAAATCTTTTTGGTGGTCTGTTAAATTTTCAAGACCTTGCTCAACCATAATTCTTTCTATAATTTTATCCTCGTCAAAATCCTCAGAGCCTATCACACTTAATAAGTTATATCCATTAACAAAATCCATACCGTTTGGGTCATACACCTTTAATCCATCAATACTAATTGTCTTCCTATCCTCTTTGAAATAATTCATTTCTTTCTTGTAGAAATTAAAAATACCATTCCTTGCCTTAGATGTAATATGTCGTATAGCTGAGTCATCTAGTGATTCATCATAATCATACATAGCTTCAATTAGCTTTAAGTCTATCACTTGACATACATCATCAAACTCTATCCCTTTTCCTGCAAACTTTTTCGTTAATGACCTTCTAAACGGTTCGAACATTTTAAGAATTGCCATCATAGCATCTTCTCTTTCAAACTCATTATCACTGTTTTGTATTGTCGAAATTAAGTTTTTTACAATTTCTTCGCTTTTCTTTTTACTCATTTTCTACACCTCCCCTGCTCAATTTTGGGTTGCTCAATTTTGGGTTGCTCAACTTTGGACAGCTATATATTATATATATTATATATATAATTAAATAAATAATAATAAATAATAAATAATAATCTTTTAATAATATATATTAATAATTAATAACTATCTTTTTTAATTATTATTTACGATTCCATAATCAAAATTTGCTACCTTGACAAATTTATAATTTAAGTGTATTATAAAAGTGTAATAAAAAAAGAGTGCTAAATTGCACTCAATGTTGTTAATGTTGAATTATCTCTTTCATAAACAGTCTTAGCCAAACTGTGAAGTGGGGAGAGTTGCATTAAAACAATACATATGCCATCATAACATATACGGTAATGTAAGTTATCAATATTGTATTTGATTCCTTTTTCAATTATCTCATTAACTTTTTCTCTGATAGTCATATTGTTCATGTTTGGGTTTATTCTTTGTCTCCAACGTTTGTTGAAATGGTTAGTAAAAGAGATTTTCTCTTCAACTTCGCCTAAGACATTCACCTACCAATTTCTCTTTAGTAATATTGGTTATGAAAGCTGAAATGTCTAAATCACGAACAGATTCCATAAGCGAAACAGTTGTTTGGAAAACTCCATAACAAGAAATCATTTCATCAATGTCTGCTAATGCTTGTTTTGACATATTATTATCAGAGTACTTTTTAATAAACTCAATAATATTTTCTCTGTCATTTGGATGTGTAGTAGGTTTTATTTCTTCAACAAAAGGTTCAATTTCAATTTCTAAAAGTTCATTTTCAACTTCTTCAAGTTCAAGTTCAGGTTCAATTTTAATATAGTCAAGTTCTTTATTAGCTGAAATAGGATTTGAAATATCTTTAAATGCAGGATTAATCTTAACCTTTCCACCAGTTGCTCTAGTTGAAAATGCTAATTTACCTTCAAAGTCAATACGCTTTAATTTAACTCTAACTTTTTCGCCAATGTAAAAATAATCTTCGGGGAACTCAACATATTCCTTACCTGTAATTTCAGAGATATGGATTAATCCTTCAAATCCTTCTTTGGTTCTAGCAAAAGCACCAAAGTCGTATATGGATGTGATTTCAACTTCTAACACATCTCCATTTTTGTAGATACTTCTAGGGTCTTTAATATTCGAATTTACATGTTCGCCAATGCTTTCATCAATATTTAATTTTGGTTTTTCCTCGATTTTATTCTTAATCTCGTTATAATAATAATACGATGCTGAACTTGAAGTTGTATCATGCTTTTCTGCAAATTCTTCAAAAACTTTGCTTAGTACTTTCCTTTCTTCTTTTGGTAATTCATTATTTTTCATAATGATATTTTCCAACTCCTTTCCAAGTTCATTCCATTTTCCTTTATAAGACGATGCGATTCTAGCCAAAACGTGTTCCTCCTCATTACTTGCTTGTACAAGTATTATTCGTTTATATTATATACTCTATTTAGACTCTAATCAAGCTGTAAACTTGATTTTTTTTGAAAAATATGTTATAATATAACTAGATTATAAAATGGAGTTGATACTATGAGCAGAATTGTAATACTTGAAGGTGCTAGAGGAACTGGAAAGTCAACAGTAGCAAGAGCCATAAGAGAAAAAATACCTGAGATGACATTGGTTAACCCTACAGGTTTTCACTTGAACGGAAAAGAAGGACTAGATAAAATTTACAAATACTATGACAGTTGGATTAGTTTTTTATGGTTTATGAAAGACCACGATTCAACAATTGTGTTTGATAGATTCTTCTTTACTGAGATGGTGTTTTCTAGTCTATATAAAGACTATGACTTCACAGAAGCATACAATCTTTTCTTGATTTCACTGTTTGCATTACCAATTGATATTGATATTGTCTTTTTAAAGATTGATGATGAAGAAGAGCTAAAAGATAGACTTACAAGAGATAAAGTACCTTTTGGAAATGCAAAAGAAAGCATTGCGGAAACAATTAAGCAACAAGGTGTTTATGATGATATTATGTCGGACATTGATTGGGAGTACACTCATATCAAAGTTCATTATGTAGACACAACTCATAAAACAAAGGAAAAAATTCAGGAAGAAGTATTTGAAATAATCAAAGGAGAGGAGATTTAAAATGAAAATCGGTATTGTATCCGACACTCATTCTAACCTATTCGCACTAGAAACTGTACTAGAGCATATGGAGAGTGAAGGAGTAGATTTAAAGGTTCATTTAGGAGATATCATTGGTTATGGGCCTAAGCCCAATGAGACATTAGCACTAACATTACAAAATTTTAATTACATAGTGATGGGTAATCACGATTTAGCAGTTATTGACCCAAAAGAATCAGAGTTTTTTAATCCGCAAGCAAAGAAAGCTGTAGATTGGACACGGAACAAATTGTCAGCAGAGGAAATTGATGTATTGTCAAATCTAAAATATGGACATCTCATTAACGATATGTTGTTTGTTCATGGAAGTCCACAAGCAAATAATCCACATGGTTATATGCTTGCTGTAAGTGATGCAACGATGGCATTTAGTGACCCTGTAGCTGATTTTAGGGTGGCATTTGTAGGTCATACACACCAACCTTTTGTTTGGCGAGAGGATTCATATGAAAGAGTTATTTCTCGTACACTTAGAAATGAGTTAGGAAAGAACACTGTACAAGTTAAAGATAAAGGTAGAACTATTTTTAATGTTGGTTCTGTAGGTCAACCTCGTGATGGAGACCCTAGAGCAAGTTACGCTATTTATGATACACACAAGGAAGAAGTTACCTTTTACAAGATTCCTTATCCTGTAGATAAAACAGTAGCATCAATGCAACGAAATGGATTTGACCAATCCTCATACGAAAGACTGATTTATGGTCGTTAGAGAGGAGAATCTTTATGGATTTTACTACACCGAAAGCAGTATGTGGAGTGTGTCATGGAAAAGGTGGATTTAGAAAACTAAAGAAAGATTATTTGGATTCAAATTGGATTGATTGTATGTACTGCGAAGGATATGGTTTTATTGATGATAAAACATCAGAAGATGAATGCCGAAATGAACTTATATACAACAGATATAGAAACAATTTAATGCTTCAACTTCAAGAACTAGGTGATGTTAAGGTTTGTAGTCTTGACTATATTGAGGTAGTTCCTTTTGACAGAAAAAAATGGACAGCACTACTAAAGCATATTATGAAATTTGCTCACCATAGCGAAAAGGTAAACATTGACATAAAACACGCTTTTTACTATCAGGGTGATGATGAACTTGCAACCAAATGGGAGTTGCATATACATACTCACAAAATGGAAGACATTGAAGGACTAATAGACTTAATAAAATTCTACAATGTAACACTTGAGAAAGGAGATATGATAATATGACAAAGACCGATATTGTTATTACATTTTTAGGAACTGGAAGTGCATTTTCTAAAAAATACGGAAACAATAGTGCAGTCGTTACAGTAGGTGATAAAAATTTACTTATAGACTGCGGAAGAACAACTCCTGATGATTTATCAAAATCTAGTTTTACATGGTCAAATATTGATGCTATTTTTGTAACTCACATACATGGAGACCATGTGTTCGGATTAGAAGAAGCAGGTTTTGTTGGCAGATATGTCCTAAATCGTAAACCGCATATTATTTTTCCACATAGGAAGATTAAGAATGACCTATGGGAGAAAGTCCTAAAAGGCACAATGATGCAAGGTGATTTGGAAAGAAATATGAATTTTGATGATTATTTTACATATGAGATTGTTGACGAAACA